TACCATCCTTGATAATCGATCGCATGACCTGAATGTGACCTGTGGCAAATGGCATCGAATTAACCCGAAGTTCTGCCTCCATCTTAACGTGGAAGTAATTTGTCACGGGTGAAACATTCGGCTCAAATAGTGCGCTGAAGATCTGCTGATTGTTGGTATCAAACGGAACACGAAACGAACGCGAAAACCCACCCGTTGCTGCGAAGCTTTGAATGTCTGTGAATCGCATCGTGATAGCAATCGGATCGTTTTCAAACAACGAAACGATTCTACCTGATGAGGATTCTATGAGTTGAATATCGGTGGTCATATATATTGGTTTGCCATTGCGAGTTTCAAGTTCAGATTCTTCAATTTGCCGTTGCGTTCACGGGCGAGGGTGTAATCGTTATTGTCTATGACAACAGGATAGAACGTGCCATCATTTTGAACCCAATGCACCTGACGTGAAACGAGCAAGGATTGAAGAAAAATGAATTCATTCTCACTGATCCAATCTGAAGTAACGGTTAGTGACTTGGTGGCTTTTACCGCTTGTATTGTCGTGCCTGCGTCGAATGCACCGTAATTGAAAGTTTCTGTTCCATACCCGCGCAACTTTCTGAATGATGTTCGTTCGATGTTTAACGATTCTTCGTTCTTCTTGATGAAGTTGAAGTAATCCCAACCACCGCGAGAGTTCTGCCATGCAAGTCGAACCTTGTTGTGTTTACAGTCTGATTGTCCGTAGAGTTCAGCGTTGTAAAAAACATATGCTGCGCTCACGGCTGCACCTGATGAGTTCTGTGCGCGAACCGTGTAAAACCTCCAATTCGGAGTGTTTGCAGGTGCAACGTCTGGGAATGAAGTTGCCAAATTCATGGGATATACACCCGTGTTAAGTAACCCGCCGTCTGACAATTGTATCAACTCAGAGGTTGGTGCGCCTGCCGCGTCGTATATGGTAATCAGTATTTGGTTAATCGTATTATTTCCGACAAAACCCTCTCCGTAGATATAAGCAAACACACCCCAATCGGATGCAAATGTTGGAATGAAAATCGTCTGTGTGCTTGGTGTTATTCCAAACGATTCAGCCTTGTCCCAAATGTGAGTATTATATTTTCGATCTGAAAAAAAACGCTTCGTGTTGCCGTTCAGATTGAATGCGTAGTCGGTGTTTGATCCTTCCGTGTCAGGATTGAAACCTGTCTTGTTATCGAAGTAGCCATTCATGACATAGAATGTATCAACACTTTCCTCCGATCCTGCGTTTTCTGTCAATATTCCATCGACAAGCCACCATTCAGTAATATCAACTTCGACATCTCTTACATCTCCATCGTTTGTTCCGTAACCACTTGAATTACTTTCGGCATGGATAATTCCGCCAAGAATATCATTCAATCTATTATCCACTAATGACCGAAGATCGACAAGCGTGTTTGATCCTGATGCAGGAGGAACGAAAAGTATAACTGGATCATCTGCTCCCACTGTGACCTCAACACGATAACGAAAACCATCTTCAGGGGTGTTGTCTGAAGATAGCCCGATAACTACGGGGTGACCTGCCATACTAAGCAGTCGCGGTTGTTGTTGGATAGTTATTGCCATTAGTCGCAGGTTTGGCCGTAAGCGGCTATGAATATTAATAAATCAGAAACGCCAGTCATCCCATCGTTATCAAAATCGGTTCGACAATATGCGCACGGGTCGTATTCTTCAACCATGATTGTATTTGCCGTGTATGATCCGTAGTTGCCCAACACACCGAAAACGATTCCATATTGTGAAGTCATAGCAACCATACCGTTGATAAAGCCATCGCCACCTGAATCATCCATGTGGAAACTGTACGTCCCAACGGGCAGCGATATTGTTACACCAGACAATGCACTTGGTGATAGGTTGCCGTAAACCGCAACGGTATCCATCGTGTCGTCATTGGTTACTGTCATTGTGAACTCTTCAGGATTGGCGTCAGTCAAAAAAAGAATTGTGTACATGGTTTGTGATTTTGCAATCAACGAACCCGCGATCATAATAATTGTGAGTAGTGTTTTCATTCTATTTCAATTTCAATCTTAATTCAATTTTCTTTTCAATGTAACGATTTATTGCAGCCTCGTTTTTTTCGAGTACAGATTCAATCGCGTATTCGTAAAATGGGAACGGTTCAATTCCCTTCTGACCGATTGACCGAGCCATTAGGAACGCGGCAGACTTCCGAGCCTGTGGTGTTGACTTAACGAAGCCGCCGCCCTTCTTTTGAAGTCTGATCTTCTTAACGTCTAACCACTTTTCGATCTTGTCAGGTGGTGGCATCTTCGCCCCTTTCCTTCGACCCTCAATCACGAATCGAATATAATTCTCAGCCGCACCCCTTGCGCCAAGATCGATGATCCCCTTGCCTGATCTCTCTTTGATCGTGTAAACCAAGTTGTCGCGAAGTGTACCCGAAGCGATGGAGCGACGTTTCTTGCCACGAACAGTTCGGCTAACACCGAGTTCACGCTGTGCAGCTTCGACGATTTCCGTGCCGAGTGTGTCAAGTAGTATTTTTAGTTCGCTCATCTTATATCTGATATGATACTGCGCCTTGCATCGTTACACCTGTTGGATTGGTCGCCCATGTTGGACACACAACCTTAATTTCCCAATAATCATTTGCCGCAAGTGAAATGTCCAGTGATTGATTGTTGACAAGAGCATAATTGTTTGCGCCAGGATTCCAAGTCATGTTCCCAATTAAATAGTCTGTTGTGTTGTTCACTCTGACCGACACAGGAACGGTTTCGCCTGATCCTGTCACGGTTGTAAATACTTGCAAGTCGATGCCTACAATTCGACGTGCCGATCCAACGTAAACCCTGCGACGTGCAGCGGTTGTGGATGGTGCTGCGGCCATTGATTGAGAAGATCCAATGTAGTAGGTCAATCCATCGGCAGGATTGAACACACCACCCGAACCAATGACATAGGTATCAATCACACCGAGTGCCGTTCTCATATCGGCTGCGTTCAAAGCTGTGACTGTATTGTCTGCATTGATACGAAGAAAACGAATCGCTGATGGGTTGGCGAGATTACCAAGTGCCAAACCAACGGTTGAGAATCCTGTTGTGCCACTTGGCCCCTGCGGGCCTGTGTCGCCCGTGTCACCCTTGACACCTTGAATACCTTGAATACCTTGTATGCCTTGAATACCTTGATCTCCCTGTGGACCTTTAATGTTCGCCACAACAGAATAAGTACCGGATGCCTTGAGATAAACATCACCGTTATCATCGTTTAGGTAGTAGTCACCGTTTGAACCGAGTGAGTTAGAAGGTGCGCCCGATCCATTACGCCATACAGTTGCATTTCCACCACCACCGCCACCACCAGTCGATTCAATTCGTACCCTTCCATCGCCAAGATCAGTCAGTTCAATGTTTGAACCCTCAACAAGATCGAGAATATTTTGAACCGTGTTATCTGTTCCGTTAACTTTCAGCAAGATTGAACCCGCACCCGAACCGGAACCACCCGAACCGCCTGCACCACCCACTGCGAAGTCGGCAGGAATATCGCAAGCATCCCAATTATAGGGAACGAGGATGTTAAGTGATAGTGATACCCCTGTGAGATAGTTGCTGAATTCGTTTATCTGCGGTGTGATCGAAGGCGTGTCGCCAACTGTCACTTCGTAGCCGAACAAGGTGTTACCGTTGCGAAGTTCTGCGACAAGATCAAGCGCAATCATCATCATATCACTGACTGCTTCGCGACGCTGTTCCATTGGATCAATGATGTCCGATGGCCTATCCATAAATGTAACCTCGAATTCATAGGACAATTCGCCAGGCGTCGGGCTAACCGATAACATTTCGGCGTGCATCCAAGGGTAATCGCTCACCGTGTTGATGTCGATATTCGCCCGTTCTCCATGCGTAAATGCACGAAGCATATAGTGGCCTGAAGTAAATGCCGCAAGCCTGTCGATGATGTTATTGTATGTCCTGATTGTCATAGTTTCCTTCTTAATTCGTCGAGCCTCTTATCTTCTGCATACACAAGGTGCATAAACACTTCATGCGCTGGCCTTGTTAATACCTGTTCAAACTTCGTTACGTCGTGTCCTGCGAGTAGTTCAATGATATGAAACCATCCGTACACCTCACCCAAACCCTTCACACCTTTTACTTCGCCATCATCGCTTCCTTCACCAACTTCTCCGAATATTCTGTTGAACTTTTCACAAGTTCGCTTAAAATAGTCGAAAAAAAAAGCAGCGATGCGTTCACTGTGTTCATGTCCATGCGTTCAATGAACTGCGCATGAGTTGTCTTTTCGCTGTCGTATGGTGCGATCTTATACCAACTTCCGAGCCTTGCCTCCACAGGTCGGTACAGTATGCCAACGAGCTTTTCAAACCATTCCCATTTGTTCTCCTTCCAAATCAACTTGCGGAGTTCATCAAGATCGACGTGTTCGGCAAGTGTCATTGATTCAAGTGAAGGAATGAAGCCGAGCCTCATGCTTCGGGTAAGTTTCCGAACCTTCACGTGCCGATTCAATTCACCTGTTGACTTGTCGCACGCCTCGCTGAAGGTGTTAATCACGTAGTTGATCGTATCAACCCTGAGTTTCATCACTTCCTCACGCTTCAGACGAGTGATAACAATCATGCGCTCAACATCATCGACTGCATTTTTGAAGTCAACGAACTGTCGCACGGTTATATCGCGTGGATCGGATGGAAAAACAACCCTCATGCTGTAATATATTTTTCGTTCATAAATAGGTGTTAAATCTTGTCGGGTATTCCGATAACAATAGGCTTACCATCCTCGCCAGTCAATTCCTGACGCTCGACGTAGCCGCGTTTCTTGCCTTTGGTCTTGAGGTAGAAGATGCACGCGGTCGGGTTTGGTGAATCTTTGATTGTTACGATCTCATCACCGGCTACTACTTCACGGGTCGCTCCATCAATCAACTGAAATAACTTTGATTCGACGTGGTCAAGTGCCTTATCCGATATGGATTCGACTGCCTCACGATATTCTTCATCAAGTTTCATCCAGTTATAGTGCGTCTGCCGTGACATATTCAGTAGTTCAGCCGCCTCGCTCACCCTTCCAAGTGACTTTGTAAGTGCTTTAAGAAATGCCTTTTTATCGCTGTCCATAGTGTAATGTGCTAAATTAGTTTCTTGGTCTGTTCAATAATTCTATCAATGCCAACTCCTCGGTTTTTGTAAGAGGTATTTGTTTATGTCTTATGAAAAATCCGTATGGTTTATTTATCGTAGGAAACCATAATGGTGAACTGCTGCTATTCCAATATTCTTCTGGGATATAAAATAGTTTTGGTGTCCCCAACCTATCAACATAACGCGCAACCAAATTATTACTTGGTGTTATTCGCAATGCCACCATGTGAGGGTATAGTTCAATTCCTTTTTGGCTTACTTTCCAAAACTCCCACTTCCCAATCTCAGGGTTTTTTTTAGGGTTTTTATCTTTCATAGTGTTAAAATTAACGTTTTTCCTTATTCAATCCACATACGTAAAGCAATAAACGTGGATTTAAGTTTCTGCAAGGCTAAATAACTTGAAGATACCATTAATGCTAATTGCCATTCATATCCACAAATCCATGCAAACAGATTTAATATCGCTGTCATTATTGACAAAATCAACAGGATTTTCAAAAACATTTTTATCAGTGTCATAATTTTAATTTTCCCTTATTTTATTGGTGTTTTGTCGGTGGCAAAACCT